ATTTCCATGTGCGACTTTCAGCATTGCTGGAAAGCGAACAGGATTCGGTACAGAAGATACACGAGGTACTCTCTTTTTTGAAATCTGCCGACTCCTCGCTGGTAAACGAATCCCATATCTATTCCTTGAAAATGTTAAGGGACTCCTCAATCACGACGGAGGAAGAACCTTTGGAGTTATCGTCGCAAGTCTGGATGAACTGGGGTATGACATCCAATGGGAATGTCTTAACAGCAAGAATTTCGGAGTCCCACAGAATCGGGAGCGAGTCTTTATTGTCGGAAATCTTAGAGGACACCCCAGACCAAAAGTATTTCCTCTCGGAAGATGTTATGCAGAAGATAGCGTTCAACACCGAGGTGAACAAGATAAAGAACAGGGGCTTCGGCGCGAAAGTGGTCTCACTATCGGAACACTCTGTCACAGACTTTACAAGGGAGACACTAACAACTTCTACCTTGCAGGAGAAGTACGAGACCAAGCTGAACAACTTGAAGACGAATCAATTGGAGGAGCAGGAACAACACCCGAATCAGATGGACTTGTTCGGGCTGTCCTGACTCCAGCAAAAGAAAAGAAACGTCAGCGTGGTCGTCGCATGAAGGAACACAACGAGCCAGCATTTACGTTGACTGCGCAAGACAGGCATGGACTTATGGTCGGTTCTGAGTTGAGGCGTCTCACACCTTTGGAATGTGAGAGGCTCCAGTCGCTACCTGATAACTGGACGCGCTGGTATGCGGATGGTTCAGAGGTTCCAGATTCACAAAGGTATGAGCGTTGCGGACGTGCGGTGACGGTCAATGTTATTCACGAGATAGCTAAGAGGTTGCCAGCATGATTGACGTCAGAAACATTTTACTCAGGAGCGCAGGCACACCACTGAATCCTGCCGCAGTTTTGTTGAGTGCAGGTATTGACTCCGCCAGCGTGTTGTTCTCTTTGCTTGAAGCTGGTAAAAGCGTTACAGCATATTCGTTTTGCTTAGAGGGGCGCGTATCTAAAGACGTGCGTTATGCGGAGATAACCGCAAAAGAATTCGGTGTGCCTTTTGTACGCATCGACTTACCGACAAGCATTGACGTGTTGCGTGAGGACTTGATTGATTTGGTGAGGTTTGGTGCAAAGAAAAAAACGGACTTTGAGTGTGGTTGGCCAATGCTCTACGCATACCAAGCAATCAAGGAGCGCGAAATTTTTTCAGGCATGGGCGCGGACGGTCATTTCTGTATCAGCAAAAAAGGAATGATGCATTACAAAAACAGGATTGACGAATTTAGGGACACGTTATTTTCAAATCCCTCATATGGTCAAGAGCATATTCACAGGAACCTCAGCACCGTCTACAAGAAGTGTTGGGTTGCACCGTACATGACACCAGACATGATTGATGCATTTAAAGGCTCGACGTGGGACGAGGTCAACAGACCAAACCAGAAGCAACCAATACTCGACGCCTTCCCTGAGCAGTTCAAACGAATCAAAGTATTCAAGCACCAGAACTTCCAGAAGGGTGACTCAGGTATCTCTGACCACTTTGAGGCGTTGCTTGACACAGACCTGAATGTAGGTAACCACAAGTCGGTGGTCGGGGTCTACAACTACTTAGTGAAAAACTTATCAAAGGACAAAGATGAACTCTTGGACATTTGAAACACCAGAGATTGCCGCAGGCTTTGATGCCCATGTGCGTGAGCAATTGCCTTGGTATGACATGGTGACTGACGCAGTGGTTTACATCGCACGCAACTATATGCCCAAGGACTGTGTCATTACTGAGATTGGCGCATCAACAGGCAACATGACAAAGGCGCTGTTGCCAACCTTCAATGAGCGCGACGGGGTTAGTTATCAAGCCGTCGAAATGAGCGAAGAAATGTGTGAGGTGTTTAATAAAAATATTCAGCACCCTCTGGTTACTTGCCATGAAGCTAACATCTTGGATTTTTCAGACGCCAACATGGATGAACTTGATACAAGCCATGTCACCATTTTGTTTTTGACTTTGATGTTTATTCCTGTCAATGAGCGCGAAAAGTTAATGAAGATGTTGATACGCAATTCATACAAGGGTGGATGCATCATTGTGGTGGACAAGGTTTGTGACCACGGCGGGTACTTTGCGACCGTCCTGAAGCGCCTCACGATGCAGTTCAAGCTACAGCAAGGAGCCAAGCCAGAAGATGTGCTGAACAAAGAGATGAGCCTTGCTGGGGTACAGATACCCCTTGACCCCGCCATGCTGGGGGGTGACGCCAAGCTGTTCTTTCGCATGGGTGAGTTTGCTGGCTGGGTAATTGAGTGTTAGGGAAAGTCCCTAGTTTTTGCGTTGTTTAATTTGGTGTTATACTAACCTCACTGCAATAAGCAGGTAACAGCGAAGGAAAGCGAAATGAACACAGCATCAAACCCCTTCAGCGACATGGCAGACGACTTGGGTGCAATTTACGCATCTACACCCGTTGCCCGCGCAACTAACGAAGTGACTTACTTCGAGCAAACTTGCCCTAAGTGCAACGGCTCTGGTCGTTTTACCTTTGGCTACATCAACGTGCGCTCTGGCGAGTGCTTCACCTGCAAGGGTAAAGGCAAGCTGTCCTTCAAGACCTCCCCTGCTACCCGCGCCAAGGCTAAGGCTGGCGCACAGCGTCGTGCAGTTGCCAAGGTTGACGCGCAAGCCGCTAAGGCTCAGGAGTGGAAAGATGCCAACCCTGCTGAAGCCGCATGGATGGAGTCCAGCGCCCCTCGTTTCGAGTTTGCCAAGTCTATGTTGGATGCCCTCAACAAGTACGGTCACCTGACTGAAAAGCAAATGTCTACCGTTCAGCGCCTGACCGTGCAAGATGCAGAGCGCCAAGCCGCTCGTGTTGTAGAGCAAGCCGCCCGCGCTGAGTCAGCCCCTGTGGTGTCAGTCGAAGCCATCGAAGTGGCTTTCAACAACGCTAAAGAGGCAGGCGTGAAGCACCCTAAGTTGCGCCTTGAGTCCTTTGTGTTCAGCCCTGCTGGTGAGAACAGCAAGAATGTTGGCGCTATCTACGTCAAGTCCAAGGGTGACGGCGTGTATTTGGGCAAGGTCATGGGCGGTCGCCTCTTCACCTCACGCGACTGCACCACAGAGGCGGCAGAACGCATCACAGCGGTCGCCAGCGACCCTAAGCAAGCCGCTATAGCCTACGGCATGGAATTCGGTTCCTGCTCAATCTGCGCTCGTCAATTGACTGACAGTGACAGCGTGGCTCGTGGCATCGGCCCCATCTGCGCAGAGAAGTACGGTTTCTAAGGGAAATCACTTAGAAAGTATTTTCAAAAGGGGGTTCACAACCCCCAGTTTGTTTATGCTAGAATTACACCACCAACAGCAATAACGCAGTTGGGCAACCAAACGAAAGCGAATTATGAACTTCTTCAAGACACAGCAAAACCCCCACGCCCCAGCCCACATCATCGTTGTGGAGGTCAGCGACCAAGTGCAACGTGCAGATGGTTGGGTATCACGCCACGACTTCAAAACCTTTGAGCAGGCTCAAGAGGTGGCGGATGCCGCCAGCCGCTTCGATGGCGTGGACTACATCGCCACCGACGAAGGTGAGTGGTGTTCACCACGTTACGATGTCATCAAGGCTCCAGAGGTTTTAGACCCAGTCTCTTACACATTCAACGGTGACGCATACCCATGTGGCTTCATCAAAACCATCAGCAAGACCATGAAGAAAATCACCACCACCACTGGCAAGACCTTTTACCGCAAGCGCAACACTGGCTCGTGGGTGAGTTCACCTTGCTGGTCTATGGTGATGGGTCACATCAATGAACGTAACCCACACTTCTGAAATCACGGGGGCGAAAGCCCCCAATAACCCATTCATAACCAAAAGGAAAGCGAATCGCTATGTCACACTTTGATACCATGAACACCATTGTCAGCAAGTTCTTTGACAACTTGCCTAAGTCCTACGTTGCGTATTGCGACTACATCGCACACACCATCGTGAACAACCTGAAGGCGAACGACACTGAGCGCCTGCTTGCCAGCGTGAGCAAGCCTCAATACGACTTGACCCAGTCGGGCGCGTTTGCCAGCACTAAAAAGACTATCGACGTCGAAGACCGCAACGGTCGCAAGTACCGCGTGACTGTGGAGGAGGTGAAATGAGAGAAGAAACCTTGCTTGAGAAGGTCGTCATTGGTATAATGATGGCTCTGGTTTTTGTGCTTGCGGCATGGGTTCCAGACTTCACATTGAGCGAAGAGGATTGCGCAAAGCAAAGCCCTCGTGCATACGTCGGAAGCCTTTGTAGCGAAGCGAAAGCGAAATAGAACCGAGTCGGTTTCCACGCAAGTGGAACCAAGACGCATGGGGGTTGTGACCTTGGTCGAAACGAAGTGAAGCGCGTTTAGCCCCCAGTTGTGTTGGTCTGGCGAAATGAAAGCGAATCGAATACACTGACGTCATTCATTCACGTTCATGGGGATTACGGGTTATGCCAGAAACCGCTAAGAAGCCTGCCAAGGCATCCAACGCTACCAAGCCAAGGGGTAAGGCTCCCGCGCCCGCAAAGAACCCTGTAACGCCTAGTCCTGCGGGACGCCCGACAACATTCAACCAGAAGACAGCAGACCTCATATGCATGATGCTTAGTGAGGGAATGAGCCTACGTCAGATACTGAAGGCTGATAAGGTAGGAGTGCTTCCAGCGCAGTCTACGGTTTACGAGTGGTTGTTGCGCCACCCTGCTTTTGCGGAGCAATACGCACGCGCACGCGAAGAACAGGCTGACACCAACGCTGATGAAATCTTGGAGATTGCCGACGAGCATCCCCCTGAGTACACGGACGAGAAGGGGCGCACCAGCCTAGACGTTACCTACATTCAATGGCAGAGGCAACGCATCGAAGCCCGTAAGTGGACGGCTATGAAGCTGAAGCCCAAGAAGTACGGCGACCGCGTGGCGCTCGAAGGCGTGGAGGGTGGAGCCGCCATCAAGACCGAGGACGCCAACGCCAACAAGTTCCTTGAGGTTATCAAAAACATGGAGATGACCAAGCGTGCTGGTTAATAAGTATTACACCGATGCCTTGTTGGTGTCGAAAAACACGGGGTTATACACCTCGTGTTGGAACTGAGTAATACTTGTGTTATCAGATTTGCTCGAAGACCCAGCAGTACAGGCGGAGTTCAACGCCTTCTCTGACCATGACCGCATTGCCTACATCGCCCACGCCAAGTGGGTAGCCAGCGCCCACCGCTACCAAGTCCCGCCCCCGTTGGAGATGGACTACACCGTGTGGATGATGCTGGCAGGGCGTGGAGCAGGCAAGACCCGTAGTGCCGCTGAGGCGCTCTGGTGGTGGGCATGGACGAACCCGCAGTGCCGTTGCCTTGTCCTCGCGCCCACGTCCAATGACATCAAGTTCACCTGCTTTGAGGGTCAGTCAGGGTTACTCGCCTGCATCCCTGAGCAACTTGTGGTGGACTACAACAAGCAAGACCACCAGATAAAGCTATCGAATGGCTCCATCATCCGTGGTATCAGTGGCGACTCATACGAGCGCCTGCGTGGCCCTCAGTTCCACTTTGCATGGTGTGACGAGTTAGCCGCCTTCCAGTACCTCGGCGCTGGTGAGGCGTGGGACATGATGATGATGGGACTGCGACTGGGTGACAAGCCTCGCGTCATTGTGACCACGACACCGCGCCCCAAAGACCTCATCATTGACTTGGTCGGGCGCGAAGGTGACGACGTGGTGATTGACCGCGCCAGCACCTACGAGAACGAGGCAAACCTAGCCTCCACCTTCCGCAAGCAGTTGGAGTCATACAAAGGTTCCAAGCTGTATGAGCAGGAGGTTATGGGTCAGTTGGTAGACCTCGAAGATGGCAAGGTGGTGAGCCGCTCCATGTTCAAGATGTACCCGCATGACCGACCCTTCCCTAAGTTTGAGTACATCGTGCAGTCGTATGACTCAGCGTACACGGACAAGACCTACAACGACCCGACCGCTATGACAACGTGGGGTGTGTTCAAGCCGCAGGATGGGCCTATGTCCGTCCTGCTCCTCGACTGTTGGGCTGAACACCTGACGTTCCCCAAGCTGAAGCCCAAGGTGTTGGAGGAGTGGCGCGTGTCTTACGGTGAGGGCAGAGAGGCGAAGCGCCCTGACCTGATATTGGTGGAGGCGAAGGCGTCGGGGCTGAGTCTTGTACAAGAGTTGCAGGCGATGCACTTGCCTGTACGGGCGTGGAACCCGGGCAACGCGGACAAGATGACCCGCTTGCAGATTACCGCCTCCATCTTCGCTACTGGCAGGGTCTGGCTCCCTGAGTCGTCTGTCCACAAGGGCTATGTGAAGGATTGGGCTGAGGGTTTTCTGTCGCAGATATGCGCCTTCCCTGATGCCGCCCACGATGACTACGTCGACTCAACCACTCAGGCGATGCGCCTGCTCAAGGACATGGGCTTCCTCGACATCAACCCTGAGCCTATGTATGATGACGATGATGACTATGCTTATGCCCGTAAAGAGCGGGTCAACCCATATGCGGTGTAACTATGGCTGACAAAAAAAAACTCGGCGCACTTGGTGCATTAGGCAAGCGCCTGTTAGCAGAACGCCCAGATGAGGTTGCTCTGACCGCCGCTCAACGCGCTGAGGCTGGTCGCAAGGCGGCTGAACTGATTAAGTCCCAGCCCCAAGTCAAAGCGTCTGAGGCTCTTGGTCAACTCATGGAGAAGGGTTTCAAGCGCACGACCACCACGCAAGCTGACCGTACTCGTGTGGGTGGAGGCAACATCGGTGGAGCGCCCTTCTCTGCAATCAGCGAGGCTGACCCTGCTTACGCTGGCAAGGTGTGGGGCGTGATGGATGAGGGAACCGCCTCTCGTTTAAAGAACCTGACAACACCTGATACAGCGTGGACGACCATGCTTGGTTCCGCAGACCAACTCAAGACCAACCCTGTTGTGTTCGACAAGCTGAAGCGCCAATTCATTGATGCAATGAAGCAAGGCAAGCTGTCGCCAGAGTTGGAAGCCAAGATTAACCACAACCTTGCGCTGAACTTTGGCGAAGGCGCACAGATTCGCGACCCTCAAATATGGAAGCAGGCGGATACGTTTGAGAAGCGTGCCGCATTGGCTGACCTGATGATGGGGCAAGGCATAACACCTAAGAAGGGTGGGGTTCCACTGGGTGGCGAGAAGAGCGGCAAGGGTGTTATCTTCCGACCAACGGATACGTTGATTAAGGAGACGGAGCCAACGCTGTTGCATCCTGAGCATGGGGGTGATGTGTCGACGTTTGCGGCTGGCCCTCGCCTGTTCACGTTAGAGAATGAGTCGGTGTATAGACCTGACCTGCACCCCGGCTTCCCTACGCTCCTTACGGGCAAGGACTTGAAGGTCAACATGATTCCCACGCCAACCGAGGTGTACCTGCCTGATTGGCACAAGGATTTCAAGAAGAAGAAGCCAGAGCGGTTCCAAGGGCCGTGGGCAAAGGACATCATTGAGCGACGCAAGAACAAGGCGTATCAGTTGAAGGGGGCAGAGGGTCCGGGGTACTACGACCTTGCGCTAGGACTCAAAGGCGAAGGGTTGCCAAGTCAAGACCTCAACGACGAATACATTCGCCACTTGTTGCGCGAGGGGTTCAAGGACGGCGGAACCGTCAGCATGGAAGAGGCGGACGCACAACTCACAAAGGCAATCGAAAACCGAATGGCTAAAGGTGGCGAGGTTGATATGGCGGAGGCTGACGCTCGTTTGACTGAGGCTATCGCTCAACGCATGGCTGGTGGTGGCAAGGTCAAGGGCGCGGCTAAGGCGTTCAAGAAGCTGTTTGCTGATGACGTGGTAAATGGAATGCGTATTAGGCAAGACATTCCAAACCAATCTTCAATTGGCGCATCCCTGACTGACTACTCTACGCATGGTTTGCAAGAAGTTCCAATGAGCGCCTTTGAGACTGTTGGTAAGCCAAGATACAGAAGTGTGCAAGAGGAGAAGCGCACCAAAGAATTGGCGCGACAAATCCAAGAGAACAAAGAACTGAACCCTCTGATTGTTGTGAAGGATGCCGA